GGGTTTCCAAACGACCTCTGGTTTTGAAAAAGAGCTTGTAAAGCACCACTCATGTCAATCCACTCCCTGAGATTAGCCAAGTTGTTGAAGTCATTTTGATTGCTGTTGCTGATCCATATTGAGCAAGACTTCGTGAGCCTGTAGTACCAGCAGGACTTAAATACATCGTGTCAGTAGTAATCGCAATTGTTACCACTTGGCTTGTCATGTTGACAAATGTAATTGCAGTTCCAATTGGATATGCAACAGAACCATTGTCAGGAATTGTGTATGTCCTTGCATTGGCATCACTTGATGGATGGAATATATGCTTACCAGAATCTGCTAAAACTAATGTGTAAGCAGCACTTTGGCTGTTCTGAGGAATATTTCTAAAGCCAACAGCATCTGTTCCATCTACTGTGCAATTACTTAAATTGCCACTTGTAGGAGTTCCTAGAACAGGAGTTACTAAAGTAGGACTTGTTGCAAATACGTTAGCACCACTACCAGTTTCATCTGTTAAAACAGCCGCCAAATTAGCACTTGATGGAGTTGCAAGAAATGTAGCTACACCAGTACCAAGACCTGATACACCAGTAGCAATAGGAAGGCCAGTAGCATTTGTAAGAGTTGCAGATGTTGGAGTTCCAAGAACTGGCGTTACAAGAGTAGGGCTTGTAGATAAAACATTGTTTCCAGAGCCTGTGCTTGTTCCAACACCAGTACCACCCTTAGTTACTTTTAGTAATGGACCTGCATCAAACAACGCATCAATAGAGTCTAGATCAGTATTGATCTTAGTACCCCATGAATCTGTTGATGCGCCAACTTCTGGCTTAGTTAAGCCTAGATTTGTGGTGGTTGTATCTGCCATGTTTTACCCCTAATAGTCTGAACTTTATACAGAAACTGTTGTCCAAATTTCGGACACATCTGATTCTGTTTCCCATTTTTTTCTAGCATTAATCACAACACTAGAAGTATCAACAATTATTGCTTCACAATTACGTTTTCGGTTGTATTGAATATCTAAAATACTTGATGCAATGAGGGCAACATTGCCAACAGCATCCAATCCACCTGCAACAGTCATTTCAGATATATCAACTATTACAATATGTGCATTAGAAATCTTTACTGCGCCTACAGCTACTGTGCTAGTTGAGCTTATCTCAAACTGAGCGTCTTTTATTTTGTCACCAGCAACAACTACAGTAGAGGCAGAAGCAATTGCAAGCGCACCTAAGTACGCTCCAAAGGAGTATGCGCCTCCACTATAATCACCACGCCCGTAAGCAGCCATATTAGCTCAATGTGATAGACAAACTAGAAGCAGGAATGCGGAAAATGTCTCCCTCATTGATTGCTTTGGAGACTGTCAATGGAGCCCATGCAAGCAAAGTTCCACCAGTTGAAGCAGTATAAATACCTGCCCAACCAATTGTTCCCCAATTACCACCAGAGGCAGCAGCAAACTCAATTGCGGCAGCGTTAGTAAATGTTGTTGCAGTACCGCTACCAGAAATGGTTCCCGCAGATACACGGGCATAACCACTACCAGATACTTCTGTACCGCCACCAGTATCACTAGGAGCAGCAGTAAATAATCCTACAAACCATGCGGTAGGACGAGTAACAGAACCTGTATTAAACAAGTACGTTAGTGCAAGATTTTCTGTGTAGTCTGTAAAAGATGACATTTATTACCCCAAAGATCGGGCTCTAACGAGTGGAGTTGAAGAAACAGAAGCCCTTTGATCTGCTACCTCAATGTCGCCCAAGGAGTTGACATACATCTGACTCCATACGGCTAGACGTTCATCGTCTTTCAAGTATGGTGCAGCCTCTAACAGCGCACCATACAAGTACAAGTCTGGGGCATAAGCTAGGAGCCAGTTGCTTGTGTTTGAATCACTTAACGCAGGAATCTTAGCATAATATGTAAGTTCTGCGGAATATGTTGAATCAGGTGTTGGTATGAATTCTAACTGAGTTCCAGTAATTGTGTAATATGCTGGTTGACCAGTAGAAACATATCTATTGGCCTTTAACTCATCCCCGTAAGCCTCAGTTACAAACTGTAGTCTGACAATGGGATTAGTGTTTAGTTGGAATTCTTTGGCTTGTAGCCAATCAGAAGGATAAGCAAAAAATGCTGTTTCGATCTGACCATTGGCACGTTTAACCATTTGGCGAGTACGCAACTTGCGGTTAAATTTGGCTTCTGCAATGGTAATAAAGCTAGGAATAATAGAGGTCAGGTCATCCCGATTAAGATAATCTGCTATTGTTGCTTTAAGCCCTGCAAAAGTATCAAGTGCCATTTTCTACATCCCTACACGCTAGTGTATGCTCATGTTTGAACTCAAATGTTCCAATATGGAAGATCTCTTTAGAAAGATCTTGATCCACATAAGTTTTATGCCCATTCTGGGCGGCTCTACGGCAAAACCATACATCTTCACCAATGTAGTCTTCCGCAGCAGGAACCCAAGGGATAGCAAACCAAGGATATTCCATAGATTTATAGACTTCGGATTTGACAAGCATTACGCCCATCCCGCAGTAGTCTACGTCAACAAGTCCTGTTGAATCGTCATCAGTATATACCCTATTTATAAATGTTGCATCCATATCTGGGGTATTTTTTTTCACCGCAATTGGCTCTGTAGGGAATCTGCGCTTGGCATAGTTTCCACAGACAATACCCGTATCATGCTTTAACAGGCGAATAATGGAATCCTTTGGAAACCTCATATCGCTATCTAACCACAGGGTATGGGTACATTCTGCTGCAACCGCATCCCTAGCCAAATCCTGACGTTGTGCTGACAATAATGTGCCAGAACTAGTGTAGATCACTACTTTGTGATTTGTTGTCCCTACAGTAAATCCAACTAATCTAGCCAAATCAAAGGCAAATCCCGAATTAACAAAATCCCGTGTTGGGACTAATATCCCAATGGTCTTACTATCCATTAAACTTCTCCAGGTCTTGTGCGAAATGCACGATTATCAGGGTCATTGAGCCAACGCTTCATGTAAGCTTGGTCATCAAGTTTCCCTTCCGCTTTCATTTGATAAAACAATGCCATTGGGATGGATGCAACATGATGCATATCACCTTTCCAATTAGCCTTTTCATCAAAAGAATTAAATCTATCTTTGTTGTCTGAAACTATCTGAGTCGCATCAATAATTGTCTCAATTGTGGCTTCGTCTTTTTCGGCATCGTAATGCCACATCTTACGAGTACCAGTTTCAGTATTAATGTCAAAAAGTTTTGTGTGCATATAAAAAAAGGGTGGGTTATTAGCCCACCCTTTATATTTCAGATTAGGTCTGAATTGTTGAGTTCAAGTCATAGACAGCGCCATGAGCTTTCTCATTCTTGATCTTCAAGCCCCACTCACACAAGAGCATACGCTTCTCGGCATCACCTGTCTTAGCCAGTTCAACTGTCTGGAAGGGACGCAGATAAGCAACGCTTGCGTATTCAGGATCAAGCACGAAAACATCACGTTCACGTTGGAACCTGTTGGGAACAATACTCACGTTACCGAAATCGGAAACATAAATATCTGCAGCGCCAATCAAAGTAGCGGGTTTAGCACCACCATTGATGTTGAAACGGCTAGAAGCGATACCAGCCATCTTAGACAAGTTCTGCTTGTTAACAGGACCAGCCATAACGATAGTTGGTGAACCACCTTCTGTCCACACCTTCTGAATTACGTCTTTCAGCAATGCTTCGCTGAATGAACGCAAGTTAGTTGTTGTGGCATCAGTACGAGCCGCATCAGGGATAGTAGTGTATGAAGGATCACCACCACCAGTACCTTCGTTGGTATTGGTCTTCAAGAAGGCCAACAGACCTGCGGTCTTACGTGCGGCAGATGTAGAACCAGCAGTTGCGGCTTGGTTAGCCAACATTGTGGAACACATATCACGCTTAATTTCCGCAGATTTTTTAGCCATTTGATATGACAATTCTGAGCGTCTGCCAGCTTTGTCAACAGCTTCCAATGTACCAGCAATGATTACATCCTTACGGCTAATCTGGGTGTAGTTGCCCAAACGAACTGTAGCTGTAACTGCTGTGAAAGAAGTGATGTCATCGCCTTCAATCTGTGCATTGGTTGTGCTGGCAGCAGCCAGGTCATCGGTTTGCCATTCAAAGAAAGTGTTGGTTACGTTCTCACGTCCAACATTGCTCATAAATGGAGTCTCTTCTGGAGAGATCTGATAAATGACGTTTGAAAGATCTTCCCGTACACCCTTTGCGTCAAAGCGGGTGTAGGTGTTTGTAATAGCAGCCATGTTAATTCCTTAAATAAATTTCTCGAAAAGGGATGCGGCATCTCTGACGCTTCCAGTTTGTGCAAGACGCTTTTTTGCGTTATTTAAATCACTCGACTTAGAACTCACGCTACCTGCTGAACCAGGACTGACCATCTTAGGAGCCTTCTTAATCTTAGCTTGGAATTCAGGACGCTTACTCATCATCTGGTCATACTTCCACGCTTTGTGAAGCGCAAGCAATGCCCGTGAATCTGTAATCGTACTCAACTCTTGCTCAGAAAACCCTAAATTCTGACCATACTCCAATAAAGCTTTACCTTCTGCTTTGGCCTTCTCTGGAGAACTCCACTCTGGAATTTTCTCCTTCAAACTAGCAACTTCTTGAGCCATCACTTGTTGTAAATGCTTCTGTTGTTCAGCTTGTTGCATTTGGTTAAGCCTTTGTTGCTCTGCTTGAACCGCATATCTTTGTTGTTGCCTACGCTGATGTGATGTCCATTGACGGGCATATTCAGTCGGGTCTTCAACTTCTAAACGATTCCAATCAGGCTCTGGAGGCTCGAACTCCTGCAATTTCTGCTGTAATTGTCCTAATATCTGAGAGTATTGTTCACGCTCTCCACGTACTTGCTGAAACTCAGACTCGACTAATTTGCGCTCTTCTGCTAGTTTCTGCGTTTTCCGTGTGTAGTCAGCTTCACGTTGATAACCTCGGATAAGTTCATCCTTTGGGACTTCGATTTCTTTGCCATCAACTTTGACAACAAACTTCTCATCCCTAGGAGCTTCTTCTTCGTACTCTTCGTCTTCGCCTTCTACTTCCTCAGAGGCTTCCACTACTTCATCTTGCGTCTCCGTAGCTTCCACTTCCTCAGACTCAGATTCGGGTTGCCCCTCCTCTGGTTGCGCCTCTGCACCAGTGTCAACACCCTCTTGGCTGTCTAGCATGGAAGCAAAGCTTTGCGCTGCTTGGTTTACTGTAATCGAACCGACTGCGTTTGCGTTATCGGACATATTTACCTCTTAGTTTAACAATCATTTGTTTGGGGGTCTTCCCCGTCTACGTACAAGGGCAACTTCTGCCATCTTGCCTGTATCCATAACAGAGCGTAGTTTTGCTCTCAGAATATCAACTGTTGTCAGAAGCAAGTAAGCTTGCTCTCTAACTGGTCCTTCCATTAGTTTAGAAGAACGAATCTCACGATAACAGTCATCTTCAATTCGTTTAAGCAACTCATTAAGGAGTTCATCCTCAAGAAGTAACTTTGCTCTGTCTCCTCTTGCGAGGTTAATTTCTAGATCGTCCATTTACATCATTGGTTGGGGCTGTTGAGGGACTTGCGTCTGATTCATTGCAGCCTGTTGACGGATTAATTCTCGGTCTGTATTCATTGCGGCATTAATCTCCGCACTTTGAATTTGTACACCATATTTCAATTCTAGCTCATATCTACGCAAAATACCATCTTGTTCAACACGATCTCTTTCACGATCATCAGACATAATCATTTTCTGGCGCTCTAAATCCAATTCAGCAGCTTTCTTTTGAATATCTGCTTGAATAGATTGAACCTGAACTTGAGCCAACATCTCCTCTGGAGTGGGCTTTGGCTCTGGAGGAGGTGGTAATTGGAAGTCAACAGGTAATTGGTTAAAGTAATTCTGTGAATCTTTAATACCTGCCAACTGTAAAAGCTTAGTTAATGTGTTTGTATATTGTGGTAAGGAAACAACAGGATTATTAACGCCAGTTTCTTTAATCAACATTTCCTGACGCATTGCTACCTGATTCAAGATATTGATTCGGTCCTCAATAGTGCCATCACCAACGCCCACATTAACAATCACATCCATATTGGCATCCCAAGAACGGGGGTCAATAGGCACGAATGTATTACGCAAACGAATCATTCGCTCTTTATCTTGATTCTCAATAACGAGCTTCAAAATACCAGTAAACAATTTACGTAAACCAGTTTCAGCAAAGGTACGGGCAATCATCTCAATATGCTGATGTGCCGCATTAACAGTCGCAGATACTGCGGCTTTGGTAGTGCTTTGCAATGCGTCTGCATCTAGGCCAGAAGCGGCCTTAGAAATGCCTGTACGGGTCTGTTTAATGTCATCCAAGTAGTCAAGCATTGGGAATGCGGCCTGACCAACAAATGGAGTTGTGAATGGCTGAACCATGCCTGGCGCTCTCATGCGAATCACAGCACCAACTTCGGTATTCAACACATCATCCATGTTGGCCTGTCCCTCAACAATCGCTGTTCGAGGGTTAATAGCTTGAGCCAAAGAGTCTAGGATGCCACGTTGGACACTTGATTTGATGCGCTGAATATCCATGACAACATCAGCAGGACACATACCAAAAAAGGTATGGGGTTCTGGATCAGGACAGAAGTCAGCAAATTGACGTTCAGCAACAATCTCATTACGCATGACCTTATTGCCAGTACCAACTGTGCAGATCCTACGCATCTCAGCAATGCCATCGCCATCAAAGTCTACCTTTAAGTAGCCTTCAATGTAGAGAACACTCTTGCTTGATGGATCGCCATTGTTTGCAGTACTGATAACAGCATACGGGTTTCGTGCTGTGTACTCTTCGTTGTTGTCAAAGTCATTACCATTGCCAGCGACTTCAACCATCTCATCGTAGTCATAGCCCATTGCGACTAGATCGGAGACAGTCTTCATAGTCCTGTGGCCTACAAAAGTAGCCTCATCAATGGACTTAGCTCTGCGGTCAATCAAGAACTCTTCAGGTGGCAATGCTTCAATCTTTACCTTGCCAGATTTAATTCTGCGCTTGATCTCCACGTCATACATCATGGGGGGTGGGGTCATAATCCCTTGGGCAAGATTTTGCTCTGCCATGCCAGGAATCGGGTACTCACGCACCGCAGAAATCTCAATGTCTGGGTCTTGAGTCAGGAACATCATTGTCTGCTCATCAAGCATAGAGAAAGACTCTGCCTTGACTTCTACAGACTCATCCCACCAGTACTTAACAATTCCT